AAGATGAACATGAAAGAATTTAGCGTAGTTAGTATCCCTGCAAACCCTGAAGCACTTGCTACTGCTAAATCATTAGACGGTAATCAGAAAGCTGAACTCCGGGCATTAGCTAATGGCTATGCTCGTAAGATGCTTGAGAAAGCTGATGGTTCAAACGAGATTCAAAGAAATATTGATACATTAGAAACTTTGGTAGCCACCTTAAGGGAAGTAGCCGTTGGTGAAACTCAAAAGGTACAGGCAGACCAAATAACAAGGCGTGTGGTCCTGAAACAAGCACAGGTGGTCGTCCAGCAAGCCGAGACCGTTATTCGGTCTATCAAATTAAAGGAGATAAATAATGAGTGATACTCAAAAAATTGAAATTGATGACGCTGTAGTAACAGCTGTAGCAGAAAAAGCTGCTGCATCAATGAAGCCTGTATCTGCTGATGAAGTTGCTGAAAAAGTAGCAAACATCATGTCAGAACGAGCAGAAAAAATTGAAAAGAAAGATATTCACGAATCTACAACTAAAGAAGCTCCTCGTAACCTTAAAAAAGGTTTTGAGACTCTTCCTAAAGAAGTACGTTTCACAAAAGGCCTAATCGCTAGCTTACGCAAAGATTACGCTGGAATGGCTGAATATAACGCATACGTAAACAAAGCTTGGTCTGAGAAGGCTGCTTACCAAAACGTAACTACAACTGCTGATGGTGGTGCTTTAGTACCAGATCCAGAGTTTGTAGCAGAAGTTGAAAGACTTACTGACGTATATGGAGTTGTTTCACGACTTGCAACAATCCGACGAACTGACCGAGACAGTGTAACGCTTCTATCAGGAACAAATGAAATTAGCTTTACTAAGACTAACGAAGCTACTGCTGTAAATGCACAGAAACTAACATTCGGTGCTGCTACTGCTGTACTTGATAAGTATATTGCTACTCTAGTCATGACGAGTGAAATTGTGGAAGATTCTGCTGTAGATCTATTTGCAGATGCTACAAACGAAGTTGCACGAGCACGAGCTAAGTTATTTGACCAACTCGTATTCACAGACGCAACATTTGGTCTATTAACCCCAACAATTGCTGAGGCTTACAAGACACAAACTGTTGGTGCTGCAATTACTAACTTTGACGCTGATGACGCTATGAACGCACAGTACAAAGTTTCTTCATCAATCCGACGTAATGGACGCTTCTTCATGCACCCAAGTGTATGGAACGTTCTACGACAGACTAAAGAAGCTACAACTGGTGGATACCTATTTGGTCCAGTTGGTTCAGAGATTACACCTACAATTAATGGTGTACCTGTAGAATTAGTAGACGTCATGCCAGAATACGGTACAATCGGTGCTAACAAAGCATTCGCAGTATTCGGTGACTTGTCACGAATTCAAATGCACGTCAAACGTGTACTAGAAACAAAAGTATTTGACTCTGGTGTCGTAAAAGACTCTGGTGGAACAGATATTAACCTAATAACTCAGGATTCATTCGCAATGCGAGCAACACTACGATGTGTTCCACAAACTCGTTTCAACGGTGCATTCACAATTATAGGTACTGGTACAGTAAGCTAAAAGGGGGTTCTTAAATGGCTAATATAAATAACTTATACGTCGCCGCAGGAAGCCTGGTAACTCTTGGCGGTGTTGACCTAGGTCACACCGTTGATGGTGCTGAAATATCAATAGAACGAGACCTTACAGAAGTTAAAACTGATCTTTACGGAAGTACACCTGTTGATATGGTAGTAGCCGGTCAGAAAGCAACTGTAAAACTCAAGCTTGCAGAAATTACACCGGGAATTTTTTCCTACGTAGTTCCTGAAAGCGACTGGGACGTCGGCACATCAAACAGGGAATCAATTCACTTTGGTACTAAAGCCGGTTACCAATTGAGGAACGATGCACTACAACTAGTCATCACTCCACAAGGTAACAACGTTAATAATAGTAGAACAATCACCTTTTTCAAGGCTGTTTCAACAGACAATGCAACTGTTGCTTACAAGATAGATGAACAATCCGTCTTTGAAGTCACATTCACTGCATTAGTAGATGAATCACGCAATGCAACTGATGGTCGTTTGCTTGGACGTTTCGGACCTGCAGATATCAGCTAGGCTTACTAGCACAATTAAGGGGACTTGGCAAACGTCAAGCCCCTTTTTTGATTTAACGTGTTATAATACAATTATGATTGTGCTTGGCAATCTCTAACAGGATAGAGGGTAGGATAAATGGCATTAGTAAGTCAGGGAGACCTAGAACAAAGACTAGGACGAAGTTTAACAAGCGAAGAGAGCAACGCTTTTTCTACTATCAACAATGCAAGTCAAGCACATATTGAGCGTATGATTGGTAGTAGTATTGAATCTGTATCAGCTAGTACAAGATACTATGATGGAGATTTACAGAATTTAGCTATTGATCCGTGTACTGCAGTCACTGAAGTCAAGTACATAGACAATAATGGAATAGGTCAATTTGTTTATGAGACTGCTGATTATACAGTTGAGCCAGTCAATCGTACATGCAAGACAATGCTACGCTATCGCTGGGGAGAGTTTGACGAAGGTCTTAATGCAATTGCAGTTACAGCTAAGTTTTCTATATATGACGACGCACAAGTACTCAGCGTAGTTAAGGACGCTATTCTTACAGCACTTACTGCTGAGATAAACAATAACTCCAATGTTAAATCTGAAAGCATAGAAGGATACAGTATAACCTATGCAAGCACTGAAGCTCGTAATGCACTAGATAAAATTGCTTATTTATTCCCGGAGGTTTAATTTATGAAGCCACCAATGTTACACACAGCATACAAGGTATCGTATACCCGGAACGCATACGGTGACTATCTAACAGCTACACAAACATATGTTAAATGTCACTTCCGTGAGATCAATAACCAGGTAACCGATACTAATGCTGAATCAATACAATCTGATGCTATGGCATGGTTTGAACCGGACAGTGGGATAGACCGCAACTCAATCTTACTTATTCAAGATCAATACTACCGAGTAGAAAGAGTCACTAAAGCACGCAAGCTACACAGTCCCAATGTACAATTTATAAAAACAGAACTGCTTAAATACGGGATTATATCATGAGCGTAAGAGTGGTAGACAGAATGCCACAGTTTAAGCAATCAGCGTTTAGTGTATTAAATGATGCTCTTTCGGAAGGTGCTAAAGAAGTACTTATAAATGCAAAAACAAAAGCACCGTATAAAAAAGGAGGACTCAGGAGTCAATCCGACACTCATCAAATAGCTAAACTTGTTCATAGAATATCATTCTGGATTGAATACGCACGATTTCAGGAGTTTGGTGGTGATGGTAAAAAGATAGTCCGTAATTATACAACACCAGGTACAGGCAAAGGATATCTTGGAAAAGCCGGTGACGAAGTGACTATAAAATTAAAGATGATGTTTAAGAAGCATGGACAGAGAGCGAGACCATAATGGATATTGCAAACATAGTAGGTACATATTTAGCAGACAATGGTTTTGGAACTCTTGGTACTAATATTTTTATAGGATACTTACCAGAAAATACTGCAGGAATATATATTGATCGTATAGGTGGTCAGCTTAATAATTATGTTCCTATAGAGGAATCAGTTGTTAATATTTATGTTAAGAATACATCTGGCTCACAAGCAGTGCAAACACTTGAGGATATCAAAAGCTTTATACATAGAATGCATAGCACAGAGAAAGGCAATGCTTATATTTATACATTTTTAGTTATAGGGGATATAGAGGACGTTGCAAGAGACCTTGAATACGGAAAAATATACAAGATGTCATTGCAGGTAACATTTACAAATACTGGTATAATAAGCTAAGGGAGAATAGCATGGCATTAACAATAGAAGATCTAAAACCAAAAGCATTCAAAGTAAATATCAAGGGCGTAGAAGTTGATTGTAAGCCACCACGACTATCACACATGCTTGTTATAAGCAAAGTTGGTGAGACGTTCCAGAATATAAGTACAGTCAACAGAGAAAGCATACAGCAGTCTGAGCAAGACTTTGACTGGGTTGTTTCTGAGCTAATACCTGAACTCAAAGGCATTGAGTTAGATATGCAATCTGTTATT